TACTGGTAGGTGGGATCCACGAGAGACCTCTATTAGAATACTTCGTCATGCACAGTCAGTACAAGCAAGGCAAGTAGGCATTGAATCAGGTTCATTAAAGAACGCAATCATGCTTTGAGCATGGTAGGATTACCCTTAACCCCGGTGAATGGACTAAGAAGTTTAGAGATCAACTACTTGACTTTCCTAATCCCTTAACACATGATGATATGCCTGATGCATTATCATATATAGATCAGATCAGCAATGCTAACTATGGTATTGATACCTTTGATATTGAAGAGTATGAAATTATGGACTTAACAATTGGACTTTAAATAATGGCAGAGAATATCGTAGTAGATCCTGAGAGTAGCAAGACCATCAGTCATGATGTGCAGACTGATAAAGAAAAAGCACTTGTATCATGGGTAATGAGCCTTGTAGATAGATGGGAAACTCATCGACGTACGGAGTATGATGACTTATGGGATGAGTATGAACGCTTAGTAGAAGGTAAGTGGGACGCTAAAGATAAGACTAGAGATAGTGAAAGGTCTCGTCTAATATCTCCTGCATTACAACAGGCAGTTGAATCCACGACTGCAGAACTAGAGGAAGCTACCTTTGGTAGAGGTACTGGTATTTGGTTTGATGTTGCAGATGATGTAACTGATCCAGATAAAGAAGATATGGGATTCTTGCGTAATATCTTACGTGAAGATATAGAGTTCGCTGAGATGGATTGTGAGATACGAAAGACATTCTGGAATGGGTGTGTGTTTGGTACAGGTATCTCAAAGATAAGTGTACAGGATAAAGAAGAGTTAGTTCCTGTAAATGATATTGATCCACTAACAGGTGTAGCCAGTACTAAGTCTGAATTAAAGAAGAAGTTTGTAGTTAAGTTACAGGCCATTAACCCCAGAGAATTTGTTATAGATCCATCAGCACGTACAGTTGATGAAGCCCTCGGCTGCGCTCATATCCTTATGAAGCCACGCCACACTATAACAGAGATGCAACGGGCAGGTCAGTATAATAATAACTTCTTAGGATCTGTACGAGAAGATACTAATCAGACACGTATTACTGGTTCAGTCGAAGAAGACCAAGTTAAGATCGTTGAATATTATGGTATGGTTCCTGCTAATCTACTTACCGCTGGTAAGAAAGAAGAGGAAGGTACTTTAATAGACAGTGATAATCTTGAGATGGTTGAATCTATTGTTACTATAGGTAACGATACTGTATTACTAAGGGCTGCTGAAAACCCTATGGTAATGAAAGATCGTCCTATCATAGCATATCAGCATGATACTGTCAATGACTCCTTCTGGGGTCGTGGTGTTTGTGCTAAAGGTTACAATCCACAGAAAGCTCTGGACGGAGAGTTACGCGCACGTATGGATGCAATGGCTTTAACTGCCCATCCAATGATGGGAGTAGATGCAAGCCGTTTACCTCGTGGTGCTAAGATGCAGGTTCGTCCGGGTAAGGTATGGTTAGCTAATGGTAATCCAAGAGAGATCTTTAATCCGATTGATCTAGGACAACCTAATGCAGCTACCTTCCACCAGTCAGGTGATCTGGAACGTATGGTAAGTATGGGTACAGGTGCTATGGATAGTGCAGCACCTACAAGCCAGAACCCTAGAAACGCTACAGCATCTGGTATGAGTATGATGACCTCTCAGTTTGTTAAGAGAAGTAAGCGTACTTTGTGGAACATTGACAAGAGCTACTTAGGTAAGCTCGTACATAAGACAGCCTATCGCTACATGCAGTTTGATACTGAACGTTATCCAGTAATGGATTACAAGTTCAAAGTTGTAAGTGGTATGGGTATTATGGCAAGAGAATTAGAACAGGGACAACTCACGCAGCTCCTATCTATTATACCACCAGACTCCCCAGTATTCGGAGTAATCTTGGAAGGTGTATTTGAGAATAGTTCTCTTACCAACAAGACAGAGTTACAGGCTGCCCTTAAGCAGCAGTTAGCTCCACCAAGTCCTGAACAGCAGCAGGCACAGCAGGAACAGCAGGAACTTGCTAAGCAAGCCGCTGTAATGGAAGTTAAAGAAACAGAATCTAAGGTCATTAAGAATCTGGCAGATGCTCAAGCTAAGGGAGCTAATGTACAAATAGCTCAGCAGACAGTAGATGTTCAGAAGGTACAGGCCGTAACCCAAGCAACCTCACAGGAGTCAATTGCGGATGGAAATAGAAACACAGGTACAGTATGATAATTACTTTGAGTTGTTTGCCACTGAAGGGTGGAAGCAACTAATAAAGGAAGTTAATGAAGACGCTACTCGTCGAGAGCAGTCAGTCTTGTTACAAGATAGTACAGAACAATTTCATTTTGAACGAGGTTATGTAGGTTCCTTAAACTACTTATATAACTTTGAAGATATTGTTAGGCGGACTTACGATGAACTCGTAGAGGACAGTAAAGATGCCGATCTATAGTTACCGATGTAACTGTGGTAATGAGTTTGACCACATGCAGAGAATGGATGATAGGCTACAAGCCGAATGTCCTGAATGTAATGAGCAAGCTAAGCAGATGATTACACCTGTACGTTGTAAGCTTGATGGTACTGATCCCGATTTTCCGGGAGAGTATATGAAGTGGGAACGTAAGCGTAGTCAACACATGGCCCAAGAACGCAAACGCGAACAGGGATAACCTAATAGAAGTTTCCTATAACCGAGAGGCAGGAATAAAATGAGTATAGTTGTAGATGATGGTAGTGAGCTGGGCAAGGTTGAAGAAGATGATGTAGTAGCTATTGAGGGTGATGAGGTAAAATCTGATCTCCCTGAGAAGTTTACTGGTAAGTCTGTAGAAGAAGTTGCGGAATCCTACAAGCAGTTGGAAAAAGAGTTGGGTCGTAAGAACAACGAAGTAGGGGAATTGCGTAAACTAACCGATCAATACTTGCAACAGGAACTCACAAAAAGTGATGACCCTAAAACAAAGAACGATGATCTTGAATTTGATGATCTAGTGGATGACCCTCGGAAGTCCATTGAATCAGTAGTCAATCCTCAGATCGAAGAGATTAATAAGAAGTTAGATGCTCAAGCATTAGCTCAAAGACAGAAAGAATTCCAAGCTAGTTATCCAGACTATCTGGAAGTTGGACAGTCCGAAGAGTTTACGAATTGGGTACAAGGCTCTCCTTATCGACAAAGACAATTTACAGCAGCCACGAATTATGATTTCGAGGCAGCAGGTGAGTTGTTAGATACTTTTAAAGATCAAACCGAAGCTCTCCGCACAGCGGCAGAGGAAGGTAAGAAGGCTAAAAGAGCTAAGGATCTCCAAGATAGTGGGACTGTAACTGCTGGTACTGGTGAAAGTTCACAGAAAGTGTGGACTAGAGCAGAGCTACTCGAAATGAGGAGTGATCCTGTTAAGTGGGATGCGATGCAACCAGAGATTATTCAAGCCTATCAAGATGGTCGTGTAAAAACATAATATGATTTAACCATTTATTAGGAGAATAACAAATGGCTTTAGGTACTAATCATCAAACGGTCACAACTGGTGCGAATTTTATTCCAGAGCTTTGGTCGGATGACGTTATTGCGCTGTATAAACAAGCGCTGGTTATGGGTAATCTAGTTTCTAAGATTAACCATGTTGGTAAAAAGGGGGATACAATTCATATCCCTAACCCTGCACGTGGTGAGGCTTCGGCTAAAGCTGCTTCTACGCAGGTAACTCTAGTTACAGATACTGCTGGTACAATCCCAGTGCTGATTAACAAGCACTTTGAGTACTCGCAACTCTTTGAAAATATTACTGATCTGCAGGCACTTGCCTCAATGAGACGCTTCTACACAGATGCGGCTGGTTATGCACTTGCTAAACGGGTTGATCAAGAACTTTCTGCTATGGCACAGGGTTTCCAAGGTGGCGCTGCTACTGGTGAAGCTTGGGCTGGTGCTGTTCTTGGTGGTGATGGTGAGACTGCATTTAGTGATGCTGCTAACACCAACACTGGTAATGGTTCTGCTTTAACAGATGCTGGTATTCGTAAGATGATCCAGAACCTTGATGATACGGATACTCCTATGATTAACCGTAACATTGTTGTACCACCTGTTGAAAAGAACAACATCCTTGGTATCGCTCGCTACACTGAACAAGCGTTCATTGGTGACGGTGACAAGATTAAGACTGGTAACTTCTCTAGTCTTTACGGTATGGATGTGTATTCTACCACTAACTGTCCTTGGCTCCATGTCAATAGTCAGACTGGTAATACGTCTACTACCTTTGCAAGTACTTCACCTAGTGGTGCTTCTCACTCCGATTTCTACGGTAATTCCGAAGATTGGGATACGAGTTCACCTACTTCTACGAAGTATCGTGCTGGTATGATGTTCCATAAGGATGCTTTAGTTCTTGCTGAGCAACAGAAGATTCGTTCACAGATGCAGATGAAACTCGAATACTTGGGTGATTTGTTAGTGAGTGATACTGTGTTTGGTACTGCTGAACTACGTGATTCTTCTGGTATTGCTTTTGTAGTACCTGCATAATAGGAGGCAATAATGGCTAATGCAATTACGGTTGGTACAATTTCTAGGGGTAGAGAAACCTTTCAGGGTCTGTTCACAGACTTCTGGACTGTTAATGCTACTGCTGCTTTTGATACCAATATCGCTGCCGATGCAGGTGAAGAGTTCGCTCTTGCTGTACCCGGTGTAGCTTTAGGAGATATGGTTATGGGAGTCGCACCGGGAGGTGCTGACCCTGAGCCTAATGTTTTTACCTATGGCGCACAGGTTACTGCTGCTGGTGTAGTTAGTATTAAGGTTATGGCTGCTGCGGCAGACACTCCACTACCAACATCTTTTAAGGTGATGGTTGGACGACCTAGCTGGTAAACTAGATAGCTTCCCCCTTCGGGGGGAGGCGTCTTTAAAGGGAACATAAGATGGCAAATGATCATGATGAAATTGTAATCATAGGTATAAAGGTTACAGCTTTAGAAGAGGATGTTAAGGACTTGACTGCAACAGTTAAAGCTCAGACAGCCTCAATGGATAGATATAAAGGTGTTATAGGTGGTATCATGCTAACTGGCAGTTTGTTAGTTGCAGCCGTTACATTGTTCTTTAACTACATAAAGGTTAAATCATAATGACTTACTTAGAAACTATTAACTATGTGCTTAGACGCTTACGAGAAGATGAAGTTAGTACCTATAATGAGAATAGTTTATCACTTCTTATAGGTGATTTTGTCAATCAAGCTAAGGAAGAAGTAGAGAATGCTTGGAACTGGACGACTCTACGCTCCGTTGTAACTGTTACAACAGCAGCTAGTACATCACAATACACTGTAACCGGTGGTGGTGATAGCTATACCATACTAGATGTATGGGACAATACAGAAGATAATGTACTAAAACCTATGAATAGGAATAACCTACGTCGACAACAGCAGACTGATGGTGATACTATTAATAAGTTACAGTATTACGCAATGGATGGACAGGACTCTAGTAGAGATCCTTATGTACAATTCTGGCCTGTGCCAGATGGTGTATATTCGGTAGACTTTACTATGAAGATCCCTCAAGGGGATATAGCTGCAGGTGCTACTGAGATTACAGTGCCTGCACTACCTGTCAAGTTAAGGGCATTAGCTCTTGCTATATCAGAACGAGGAGAAGATGGAGGTCAGTCCTTTACGGAAGTTGATGCTCATTATCTCCATGCTTTAGGAGATGCTATCTCATTAGATGGTGCTCTTGTGGCAGATGAATTTATATTGGAAGTTATTTAATGGGTACACGCCTACATTCTATTAACTTATCAGCTCCGGGATTCTTGGGACTAAACTCTAACAAGAGTATTGAGGAACCGGGATGGGCTACACTAGCTGATAACCTAGTTATAGATGGTAATGGTCGCTTGTCTGCTCGTAAGGGTTGGAACAAAGAGACTACATCAGCTATATCAGGTACTCCTGCTATTGAACAGCTCCATGAATACCTAGATGAGTTAGGTGCCTCTATCATAGTAAGTGCTGCCAACAGCAAACTATATTCAGGTACTACTACTCTTACTGAGATCACTGGATCTCTTACCATTACAGATGATAATTGGGAGTTTGCGAATATCAACGGTAATATGGTAGGGTTTCAGACAGACCATGCTCCTATATGGTGGGACGGTACAGGTAACGCAGAGACGTTACAAGCGCAGATAAGTGATTGGACTACGTCTACAGCATATGTAGTTGGTGATGTAGTTAAAGCTACTAGTAGTGGGAATCCTACTTTGTATTTCCACTGTACTACAGCAGGCACCTCTCATGGTTCAACTGAACCTACATGGGATACAGACGAGGGTGATACTACTACTGATAATACAGTTACTTGGACTACTCGAACCTTTCCTGTAGGAGATACTGCACTAGCAGCCTTTGGTCGTATATGGACTACAGATACAAGTAAGACTGTTCTCCATTACTCAGACCTACTAATACCACAGAAGTTTAGTGGAGGTAGTGCAGGTACTATAGATCTCAAAGCTGTGTGGGTATACGGCATGGATTCTATTGTAGCTATCAGAGAGTTTAATGGGTTCCTTATAATCTTTGGTAAGAAGAATATTGTGGTATATGCA